TTTGCGACCAACCATCTAAGCCGTTCATATATGCGTATGTTGTGCGTTCTGCTGATGTTGCTGCGTTCAACGTTATATCGTTATTAAAATCTTTTATTACTTTGTTACGTGCAAGATTTAATATAGATAGTGTTTCATTCCAGATGTCTTGGCGATTATCATTAAACCAAAATTTATCCTTATCTTCTTCTTTGTTTACATCACGAATATCTAACACTTGTACTTCAATATTAAATTCTATTGTTGATGTATTAAGTACATTTGTAAACGGACTATCTAATACGTTAATGTGTACTATACTAAATTCGTCACGTTTCCATTGTTCAAAGTCACCAGTAACAACGTTGTTTACTCTTACATCAGCATCGAATGTAGATTTTAAATATTTTAATACTTCGTAATACGTATTCATTATCTTTTCTTTAATAGTTTAGCTTCTAGTTTATTTTTATCAGCTTCAAACGATAAAAACAATAGTGCTTTATGTAACTTTAATTTATTAACATCTTCAAATTTGAAAACGTCACCACCAGCGAGTCCATAAATTGATTGATACCACCCCCATTTTCTACCAAATTCAGCAACTTCTTGTTTGTTTGTACTTCCCCCGATATAAAGTTCTGGGTATAATTCACTAAGTCTTGCATTAAATTTCGCAAAAAAAAACTAGCACCTAATGTAACATCTAACGGTAAATCTAAATCATTACCACCAATGTAATCTTCTATCTGATATTTGTCACCATTTCGTATTGTTATCGGTCTGTATAACACACCCATTGATTTATTTAGCTTTGTTTCATCTTTCATGTATTCAGATAAATCAGCCATTTCACCAACAGTTAGTTCTTCCAGGTTAGGTATAAAACCGTATGTAACGCCATCATGTTTAACAACACGTTTTAAATCAAATTCTGTTTGACTAAGTATATCGTTAATATGTTTAGATACATCATCAAAAGATGTTTTAGTCATAGCATTAACAACATTATCTGGTATGTTGCAGAAGATACCGACCATGTATTTTTTTAGTGTTAGTTCATCTTCTAGGTCTTTTGTAACTTTGATAAACTTTAAATACTGTGATGTTTTAATATCACTTAAATTACTAGGTACGTTTATCTTTATCTTCTTCATATTAATATAACAATTTATGTATGTTTTTGTTTAACGTAATTAACGTATATCGTACACACCTCGATTATCTCGCAAATGATATTCGATATTGTACCTTGCACCATCAATAGCATGATTAAAACTATCAACATACAGTTTAGAACCTTTATCAGCGTACACATGATTATTTAATTCTTTAGCTATGTTTTGACTGTTTGGCTCAATTATTAATTTATAATCTTGCATTATCGTTATACCAGTTTCAATTCTACCTTTTTTATGTGGTAATATATTACAACCTCTGGCTTTTAAATCTGTTGTTAATCTTGGGTCTACTTCTGATATGATTAGTTTTCTACCTACTTTAGCCTTTATTAATGTAGCTAAATCATTCACTTTTAAACCGTTTTGGTAGATGTGTTCTTTTAGATATATTAATTTACGTTGTTTATCTATTGCAACTTCTGTTAATGTATCTGGATCAACACTAAAACCGAAATCCATACCACATGATGTTTGTAAATTGTTCGGATTAAACTCGCCAAATTCCCAATCCGTAAACACAACACCATCAGCTTTATCTAACCAACCACCAAGTATTTGATGTTTGTATTTCTTTGGGTTTGTTTTCTTAATGCGTTCTACTTGTGCGATAAAAGATTCTGAAAGATGTTCTGCATTATCTTTGTATGTTGTGTGAATGTAACACACGTTATTTTTTTCTCCGTTAAATCCCTCTGCAACACCAGCTTCTTCAAAGAAACGTTTATAAATCCAATGTTCTTTTGTTGTTGGGTTAAGTATTAGTATAATTCTGTTTTGTATTCCTTTTTGACGTATAGATAAATCTATTGTATCAAACGCTTTTTCATCTACAAGTTCTTCACTTTCATCATTAACCCATGTGCTAACGCCTTGTAATGATTTTAGATTTGCAGTTTGATTACCAGAAGATGTTTTAATACCTCTAAAAAGTATTTCATCTTTAGTAAGTTTGTTTATTATTTCTTTTTGATTTACCTCAAAATCTGCTTCAAGATTAAGCAGTTCTATTTTTTCTTTGAATTCTGGTATAATAGATAGATGTGCCGCTGTTAATGTGTAGCGTGTAAAAAGTATTCTATGATTTGCCTCGTATGTTAGACCAGTTAAAAAAGTAGATGTGGTAAAAGACTTTGCAGAACCTCTACCACCAGTAACAATGAAATATCTACAATCTGATGTTATTAGTGGTAAAAACTTATCATTTAGTCTCATCTACTTTAAAAAAACTTTTAACGCTCATATTAAATACTGCTGATGTATCTTCATCTAATTTATGTTCAGTTGATTTTAATTGTGGCACAACGTACTTAGCTAAATCTAATAATAGCTTTATTCTATCTTTAGGTTCTAGTTCTGCTAAATCATGTTCAAGTTGTGGCAGATTATCTTCTAATAAATTAGCAAATGATTGTCTAACAATAGATGTGGCTTTATTAGCACTTCCTTTTGGTCTACCTTTTGATTTTTTATGTCCTTTTTTGAAAGGCATGATGTATTATTTTATATTTGTTTAATGTGTTTTATCTATAATATAACAATAAACTATTGATTTTGTTTATACATACGTTTCGTACACTTTGTTTATCGCTGTTATAAATTGTTCAATACAGCAGTTTTTTGGTTGTTTTAAATCACGTGCAAACAGTTGCAGATATATTGGTATCATTACTTCACGTTGCCATTGTTTTGTTACCTCATGCTTTTTATCGCTGTTACGATATTCAGTCCATTGGTTGAATTGTGTTTCTGTAAAGCATCGTATAGGTTTATGATTAAAACGTATTTTATTTAATTGCTCTTTACGTTTATCACAACCACAATCTTTTCCATCTGGTGTAAATGTTTCAACAAGTTTTTTTATACCAGTTGCTTTAGTTATGCTTTCAATAACATCACCAACGCCAGTACTGTTTTGTTCATCAAAATTTTGCTTCCATTCTTTCCACGCCTTAGTGCGTTTATCTTTTGGTTCTTCCATTTTTAACTTTGTTTTTAATTATTTTTAATGCTTTCTTTTTATGATAATTTAGAACACCGTAATACACGCCAGTTTCTTTTTCTGCTTCTCGTAAACTACCGTTGTGTGTGTGATATAATACTTCACGATGAAACCAACCTAAATTATTATTCAATAAATCTATTAATTCAAAACGCATTTGTAACGTTTCTTCATCATCTGGTATGTTTTCAAAATATTTAAAATCATCTACTGATATTTCGTATTTCTTTTTATTACATCTATTTCTAAAATCATTTAACATTGTTAAATAAACATAGCGTTTACTTAAACTTTCATGATGCAATAATTTTAAATACATTTCTTGTACTAAATCTTTTGCTATGTGTTCATCTTGACATATTTGTAATGCGTAATGTTGCCAGATTTTATCGTTATCAGTTAGAAACATTTAAAATTTTTGTTAAATATACAAAATTTATCTTAATAATCTAGCACCAGCAACTTTTTCTATTTTTTTATGCTTCTTTCTGCTCTTTAACATCATTAGAAACGGTTTTATGCGTGTTTCTCTAAATTCCGTTAGTTCATCTTCACTTAATGCAGAAAGTTCGTTAAAACGTTCTAAAATAGCTTCATTTGATTTGTTATCGATTTGTTCAATCACAACTGGTTTTTCTTTTTCAAAATATTGTGCTTTTATCTTGTATTTTTTTATGATTTTATTGCATTTTGTTTTGTAGCTATCATAAATGCAGTCTAGTTTTCTAAGATGATACAACACGTTATCGTGTGGCATGTTTAAGTTTTTACCTATTTGTTCTAGTGTTTCTAGTGTTGCTTCACGTGCTAGTTTGATATAAATTTTTTTAGCATAGACGATTTCACGCTTTCTAGTTTTTATAGATACGTCTAAATCAAATTCTTTGTTTACTATATGCATTATTTGTTCTGATGTCATTATTCAAATTCTTTATAGTTAAATATATTAGTTTGGTAATTTATTTCGTTTTCAGTAGGATTACGTTCATCTAAATCGGTAACACCACAAGATAAACCGTTGCAATCTGTTAATGGTTTAGGCTCTCTTCCTTTCATCATAGATATATCTTTTAGGTTTGGGTAATCTGGATGTGGTTTTAAAAATACTAATCCACCACCTTTACTTTGGTCTTTTAGCATTGTTACAGGCTCACCTTTTAAGTTAGTTAATTCGTGTTCTACTTCTGCCATTTTATCAAAGTTACTTGGTATATCACGTTTCATTTTTTGCCAATATCCAATTCCACCCTGTACGCATCCTGTATTTAAGCAGTTGTTATTTAAGAAACCTAAAGCATAAGCCTTTGGTAATTTTAAATTTGCATCCAATACCATTTGCACACAATCCTTTTTAGTTAGTCCATACATTAACAAAGGAAATACAGGCTTTGCACTTTCTCGGTAATTATTAACCATAGATTTTACTCGCCTAATTTCGTCAATATCAAATCCAAATGCTTGTGCTTCATAATCATTTTCCTTTTCCCATTCCTTACGAAGTTCTCTTTTGAGTTCAGAAGAACAAACAGCACCACCAGCAACATTTAAAGATTTATACTTATACCAAACGTCTTGTATTTTATCGTACTTTTTACCAATCCTCGTAATGGTTTCAATTTCTTTACCGTACCATTGCTCACAGTCTTTTTTAAACCTGTAAGTATCTTCATCCTCGTTAAAAGTATCAATAAATATTAAACGCACATTTTCAAGTCCGTAAATATCAATACATAGTTTACAAGTTACAGCACTTGTAACACCACCAGACCACCATCCTATTATTTTATTTTTCATATTGATTTAATGCTAAATTAATCATTGTTGTTAAGTTTTCTTTTGCTTCTGCGTATGTCATAGCTATTGCACCTGGTTCAATATCTGATGTATCTACTTGTTTTGGGTGTTTAAATCCGTTTTTTGTGCTATGCTTTATCGTTTGTTCTTGAAGATTAGCTTTATCAAGAAACTTTTGGATTAATGTTTCTATTGATGTATCTAATATTTGATGTAATGCTTTTTGTGGTTCTTTATCAAATACAGTAGCGTTGTAGTATTTAATTAATTCACCGTAGAACGTAATATACAACTTAGCAAATAACTGATTGTTGTTGTATTGTTGTTCGTGTTTATCTTTAACAAAGTTTAAAATAGTGTTATAAGCGTTTAAATCTGCTTCTGTTGGTTTCCATTTATTTGTGAACTTCCATTCAAAATGTTCTATTGCTTTTTTTATCGTCATGATTAAAATGTTTTATTTAGTTCAGTAGGTAAATGATTTTCATCTAATGTGAATGTAAAACCATCAAAAGGTATGTTTCTTGTGTATTTGGGTGTTACAGTAACTATATCATTGTCTTTATCAATAAAAATAGTGCTTTCAGCTTTTTTAAGTACAGAACTACCAAGATGTCCAGTAGGTTTGTCACTTTCAAAATTACGGTGCAATATAGTTAATATTGCTGAATTACTATCAGCTGATAACTTCATTAATTTTTGTGTTATCATATTTGACTTATCTAAATCGTTTACGTTTTCTATTAAATCAGCAACGCCATCAATAGAACATAAACCAATGTTGTTTTTATATTCGCTTTCAAGATATAAATATTCAAGGAATTGAACACGCTCTTTTGGTTCTAATGAACGCAATGCAAACATTTTATATTTTTCGTAATTAATACCAACCATGTTTAAAACACGCCTTGATGCTTTTTGACAATGATATTCCGACTGTTCAGTATCTAAA